GGTCAGGCAACTTTGCTGTCGGGTATTGATTCAATAACTCACATCTGAACTCGGCTAGTAAGTCAATTGAAAAGAAATTCTTGTATGTTTTTCGTACATCTTGGTGTACTTTTCTTGCGTTGGATGCATGGCTTATAAAACAGTCGTGAACAAAGCCCATGTCGTACTCCATTGCGTACGCTAATCGGTGAACAACAGCTGCATCTATGCCGTGTATAAAGTTAGCCGTGATTCCTTTGCGTTGTTCTTTCGGGTCGATCTCATCTGTGTCGTCTTCCAAGTCAACCTTGGTTGCTATGTTACCGACAATGGTACGACAACATATACGTTTTGTTTTAGTCAGTCCTTGTACCACTTTAAATCCACTCGGTGTCGTCCATCTGATTATCTGATTTCCTATGGCATTGGCACAACCACGCAGGAACTTCTGTATACGGACAACACTTTCCAACTCCTCCCGTGCTACCGTGTTAAACTGTTCGGCTAGGTAGTTGATAGCGTCGATGTTCTCCCCCTCTTGAAACGGATGGTCGTCTCCAATGATATTTAAAAAGTTACCAAGCACGTAATAGTACGACTGACCGTATGGTTTATTCATCACCGCAGCTTTAGCCATAGCTCTTGTTACTCCGTGTTGAAACCATTGACTCGCTATATAACTCTCACTTGACTGATCCTTCAACCGTTCGTACACAAGGTCAGCAATGTGCTGATACATATCTCCTACTGGTTGGTCAGCTATCAGGTTGCAGTGCTTGGCGTGGGTCTCGTCCCTCAGTAACAAATGTAGTATCTGCATACCGTTGTTACTACAGTCCATACGTACAGGAAAATGCGAAACGTAACCATATCCTTCTTTCGTAAACTGTTGATACTCAAAACAAAATGCTAGGAATCCAAACGGTTCACTCGCTTCCATCCACCAGTCGTTCGTCATTGGGTCTTCTGCTGTTTCAAGGAACCACTTCTGATGTTTACCTACCCAGTGCAACCGTTCTTCAATGCTACCCTTGACACCCCACGCATTAGCTCCGTGGATCAGTAGCCGTTCAAGGTCATCTTCATCCATAACCTGTTGACCATTACCGAATAACAAAAGACCACGTGCTAAGTCGTTACCTTGTGGGTGCAGATAAGCTGGCATATAGTATACCCTGCCTCTGTAATCAACCCGTGCCGGAAAGTAGACGTCGTCCCACTCCTTATACTTCTTAGCTAAGTGTAATATCTTAGCGTGTTGTAGCCTTTTGCTACGGTTACTTTCGTTTCGTCGTCGTATCTTGTCCTGTTTGAACTTCCACTCACGCAATTCTTCGGGTCGTTCGTGTCCGTTCTCAAGGTACGGTTGCAGTGGTATCTCATGGAAGTCAAAGACCCGTTCCAATTCGTAACACTTTAGAGCAACATCTAAAATCTTCGTGTTAATTTTCCACTTTACCTGCTGAATGTTATTCACGGACACGTAAAGATTCTTCATGCTTGCAAACTCGTAGTTGCTACCGTTCGGTCGGTTCATAACAAACGGATCGTCAAAGCTCTCATACCCACCTTTGTAAAAGTCTACCCAGTCTCTCGGTTTTGTAGGCAACGCCATACGCATCGGATCAAGCATCTCTTTCCATGTGTCAAACCGTCGGACCCAATCACTGAACTGTGCAGACAACGTAACAATCTTTCGTTGCTTCTTTCCGAACCGTTCAATACGAAACTCTATCAGTCCTGTGTGTCTTTCAATCTCTCCCAACAACCACGCCCCTAATGACACCTTCAGCCGAGTCTCCCAACACGTAAACCGTCGGTTATTCTTTTCAACCGTGTAAAATCGTTGCATCTTTGACCGTTTACTCTTCGGCTTTTGAACACTGAACATCTTATTCTTAGGCACGGTGTGTTCAGCTACCCTTTGTCGTGCGATCTCTTCAAATGCTTTCCCTACTTCCGAAGCCAACCTACTAAAGTGTCGGGTCTCTGCGTACATCTTATCAAGCACCGTCTTCAACGCTATCTGTGCTACCATTTGAGGGTGGAAGTCTGCTATGTAACACAACCAAATCGGCATGGACGGACTATCGTCACTGGCAAATCGGTTGAAGAAGTCCTCAATGGGTTGTGCTAGTTGTGGTGCAAGCTTACTTAACACACGCTTACTGCTGTCCATCTCACTACCACGCTCACTCTCCTTGTAGATTTGTTGGAACTGGCGATAGGTAGCTCGTCCCCATCGTTTCATCTCGGCTTCGATTGCGTTCACTTCTCGTTTATATGATTGAACCACACTTTCGGACGAACACGAGGAGTCTCGGATCGCACTACATTTAAGTGCTTGTCGTAGGTCAGTTCGTTCTGTCCCCAAAACCAGTCCCAACCCTGATTTACTAACTCAACAATCGTCAGACTTTCGTCGTAGTCAATCATTGTTTGCTCCTCGTGTTCGTCGTCGTCCATTTCTCTCAGTTTATTGTTTGTTTGTTTCGTACTGATCTATTACCCATTCATCGTACAAATCCTTTAGTTCCTGTCGCTCTTCCTCGGTTAGTCCGTCGTCATCCTCGTAGTCAAGGAAGCTAGTTAGCCAGTTATCGTAGTCTCTCATATTAATAATCTGACCAGCAAGGTCTCAGTTTAGCGTGTTGTCTTAAATAATTCACTTCAATGTTATAAGCCTCTAAAGCTTCGTTGAATGATTCACAATCTAACTCAAAGTAATCAAACTCAGAACTTTCTATTTGAACCGTCCATAAGTCACTAAATAATTTATAGATAAAAACTTCGTAACCATTTACGTCACCGCTGGCTATTTGGTCTATGTTGTTAGTATTAATTTCAGTTGCTTTCATCGTTTTTCACGGACACGTACAAGTCATGTCGTTCGTTGTTTAACTTGTCAAGAAGCTTCTGAAGCTCCAAGTACAACGGAAAGAATCGGTTATCAGGATCAATGCAATCCCCTCCCATCTCGTTTTGGTGAATGTAAAACATCAACTCCTCAATCATTACACTTGGTTCTAAAGTTATCTCTCGGTTAGTCATTACAACGCTATCCTTTTAAAGGTTGAAGTGTCAGTGCACAGGTAACCATCGTCGGTTGAGCAATAGGTATCGTAACAGGTAACAATCCACTCGCCATTCCTGTAGTCGTCGTCTTGCCAGATGTTAAAGTCAACGAAACCATCAGGAGTTTCTATTGAGTCCCAGTGGTCGGTTGATGGGTCGGTTGAATTGATATGTGCTTTTGCACGGACCCGTATGTTTTCTTTTATATCGTCGGTTAGGTTTAATTTCATATCGGTTTTCTTTTATTGGTTGTCGGTTTATTAATCGGAATACAACATTGAAATGAATAAGATTCCAATAAATACAATACATAAGAGTGTGATCATGCTCATTCGTCGGTTTCCTCCTTCTCAATAGGATTATCGGTTGATTGTCTTATGCATCCCTCTTTTATGTTGTAGTTATTACTGGGTGGAAAGCATAGATCGGCAAGGCAGTCTACACAGATGTCCTCACCTTCTCTTTCCATGCCTTGTAGCGTTAAGCCACAGACTTTGCAGGTGTTATTCGGTTTGGTCATTATGCCAGTTCTTTAATGCTTCCCTACACTCATAATTTATAAAGTCATTATGGAAGTCATCAACAAGACAATCTAAATCTGACTCAGTTGCATTTTCATGTACGGTTTTAATAAGTTTGCGGACAAGTAAGTCTAAGGTTTTTTGTTCTTCAATAGTCATTATAAATAGCTAGTTATCTTTTCACCATTCATAGTTTCCGCTTCGATTGGTTGTCCATATTGTTTACACCATTCAATTGCTTCTCTTTTAGTCTCGAATGAATCTAATATATATCCCTCATTTTCTATCCAATCACCAGCGTTGCAATCGTAATAGGATACAGCCCAAACCTTATCTACAATCTTGTACCATATACGGCAGTATGTAATTCGGCTTTCAATTGATCTGATTTTATCTAGTCGTTTACTTTTTATTTTCATTGTATCGGTTTTCTATTGGTTTTCGGTTGTACAAAAGGGACAAGGCGAGCCGTCAATCGGACAACTAAAGCCTTCATCGGATGGGCAAGTGTCAGTTGGATGGTCGGTTAGATGGTAATGGTTGCAACTGGTGGACAAGAATAGCGTTAGTAATAGTAATGGTTTCATTATGGTCTGAAGATTATATATCCGGTTTCTTGTCCAATAGCCTCGTAAAGATCAGTTAAATATTGCTTGGTACTATCGGCAACTTTGTAAGTATTACCAGTAAGAAAGCCCGATTCAATCCAGACATTCAACAAGTGAAGACTAACAAGTATTTCGTCGTCTTGTCTTTGAATATCGTCTAAGTTAGCAAGTACCTTTAAATCATCTAGTACATCGTTGTCATATATATCAGCAAGGTAACAAGCTTGGTACTTACTAAAAACAAAAGGTTTTGATAGTGTTCTTGTCATGATTATTTCTTTCTATTTGATTGTCTTTCATCTCTACGCTTTAACAAAAACGCTTTAGGAGCCATTCTGTTTAGTTTTCGTATGCCTTGCATGTAAATATCTTTTACCTTTCTAAGTTCACGCCAGCGGTCATCCTTGGCACTGTCTAAAGTGAGACCAAGATTTCCTTTTGGGTACGCTTTTAATTCGTTGCAAGTCTGATCGAGGCTATTCTCTAAGCTTTCAATTGATACTTTATAGATTGGATAATTCATATCGGTTTTCTTTCTTATTATTAGTTTCCTATTTGATTGTACAAGCTTGCCAGTTCCCTTTCAGCTTTCCTTAT